CTTTTGAAGAGTTAGAGCTTCAAATATTATTTTGGATCTGTGCTGCAGGTAAAAATGGACACACCTCCGCAAGATGTTTAAACGACTTTTTAATCTATTTTTCAAAAAAAAATAACAAAAAATCGCCGTTTGAAATTGTTTCCTCAGTAGATAATTTGCCACTTGAACTTAAAAAATTTGGAATAGGTTGCTACAACAACAAAGCTAGGACTATAAAGGAATTATTAGGTAAAAATTTAAATTTAAAAACTTGTAGTCTAGAACAATTAGAAACCATATGGGGTATGGGGCCAAAAACAGCTAGATGTTTTTTAATTCACTCAAGAAGACACCAAAAACTGGCCGGCTTAGACAGGCATATATTGAGATTTTTAAAAGATAATGGTTATGATGTTCCTAAGAATTCACCAAACAAAAAAAAATATGCTGAATTAGAAAAAATTTTTTTAGGCATTGCTGAAAAAACAAACAAAACAATTAGCGAATTAGATTTAGAAATATGGAAGAACAAGAGATTATTGCCGAAAAATTTAGAAAAGATTTCATAAAAGGTTTTGATCCTCCTTGTGGAAGGCCAACTTTTATTGAATATTTTCTTATACTGGCTTCGGATCTATCTTTAAGGAGTGATGATCCCAATATAAGGCATGGTGCTGTTATTACAACCATGGATAATAATATAATAGGAACAGGGTATAATGGGACTATACAAAAATCAAATTTAGAAAAAATTCCTTTGGATATAAGAGATAAAAAAAGAAAGTATATGATACATGCGGAGGAAAACGCAATACTAAATTGTATGGTAAACCCAAAGACTATTGGTGGGGCGAAAATGTATGTCACTGGGCTGCCTTGTGTTAATTGCCTTCAAAGAGTGGTCAACTTCAACATTAAAGAGATATTCTACGCAGATAGATTAGGCAGCATAACAGAGGACGAAGAGAGTCATTTTATGAGAAAAAATATATTACAAATGAGTTCTATAAAAATGATAAAGGTAAAAACTGACACCTTTTGGCTAAAAAAAAATTATGTTTAAACAAATAAAAAATAAATTAATTAAAAAAATATTGAGTTCTAAAAGATTGACTAGTAATTACAAGTTTATTGATGAATTGTCTAAAAAGTCTATTAAATATAATGATGATTTTTATATTCCATTTTTTTATTATTTAGGACAATACTTGAAGCCTAAAAAAATGTTAGAATTAGGTCTTAACTTGGCGATATATAGTAGTTGTTTTTTAAAATCTTGTAAAAGCATAGAATATTTTTTAGGTTTTCAACAAAAAAGCAATGATTACTTTAATATTAATATACCTAAAAGCAATTTAAGGTTTAATTATACAAAAAGTTGCCAATTCTACTATGGAGATTTTTTTGATATTGATTTTCAAAAAATGTTAAACAATAAATTTGATTTGATAATAATCAATCAAGAATATCCATATGATAAATTTTTTGAAATATGTGAAACTATTTACTCAAATAATTTAGAAAAAGATGGCATCTTTATTTTAAGCGATATATCCAATAAAAATAGTTTGGATATATTTAACAATATTATAAAGGGTTATAATGCTGAATTTGAAAATATTTATAATAGAATAGGAGTTATAAAAAAGTAAAATGGGATATGAAATAATATATTCTTATCAAGACAAAACGGAGAGTGGTTTTTCCGAGGAAATAAAAACTTTTAAAAAAAGAGTGGGCGACCCATACGAGGATTTTCCATTAGATAAGCTGTCCGGAGTCATATGCTGCCAGTTAGCTAGAAGAGACATATATGTAAAAGATGTAGAGATATATGAAATTACAAAAAAAAAGATAAACTTTAAAGAAACAAAAAATGGAATAATATTAAAAAATAAAAAATATTTGTTTAATGAAAATTTCGAACCAGTATTTAATTCTGAAGTTAGCGAAAATGATATTTCTTCTGAAAATAAAACCGGGAATACGGTAGAGCACAATATAAACCCAAAAGTTGTAGAAAAAACCCCTGACATAAATATGTCTAGGGTTCTAAAAAGAATGACTTTTGTGCCCGAACCCCAACAACAGATTGATTTATTAAAAAGAGGAGTAAAATTAACACCTGATAAGTCGTATAATATTTATCATGCGGAAAATCATCTTAATGGGGTAAATGAAATTTATACATTAGTAGACGATAAGAATAAAACAGTAAAGGTATCTGATCTTTACTTCGTCCCAGTTAATAGCTTAGATTTAGAAAATGACACCCAATCTAGTAATTTAAGCGAAGATGGTCTTAATTGGTCTGGCGCCATAAGAGATGATTTACCACAACTAAGGAGATAAAAATGTCACAAAAACAAATAAACAAAAAAAAGAAAAAAAGAAAAGAAATAGCAAAAAAAAGAGTGTTATCGAGAAGAAAACAGATTAGAGAAGAAAGAAAAAAAGAAGAACAGTTGAAAAAACAATTTGAATTTGATTATGAAATTAAAAATGGAAAAACAATGCCAATTATTAAAGAAGATAAAGACAAATATAAAAAAATAGATGTTGAAAAAAGGGTAAAATTAATGAAAAATAAAGGAGAAACTCCAATTATTTTTGTTGGAGAAAAAGTTAGCAGTTCTTTTTGACTCTAATATTTTTTTCTGATATACTTTGAAAAGTTCGGAAAATTAAAAAAATAAAAGGAGAAAACCCATGGCATCCTACGACGCATTAGATATATCTGAGATCGAAGCAGAGAGTGTGAGAGTCAATTCTAAAACAGCAACACAAGAGAACAGCATCTACGTCCGCTACCCTAGCGGACAAGGCACAGGCGAAGGAAATTCATTCATAACCATAAGATTTCTTCCAAGAAGGAAGGGCGAACACCTTTTCTGTGCAGTAAAGTATCATTCTTTAAAAGACAGCAACGGAAACAGGAAAATATTTTTTAGCCCTAAAAAGCTAACAAAAACAGAAAGAGGAGATTATAGATGGGTTGGAGAGAATACTGTAATTGATAAATATTTAAGAGATCTTTGGGCTAAAAGTGAAAAGGTTACTGGCAAAGCTCAAGAAGATCTTAGAAACCAATATAGAGAAATAAAAGGAATAGAAAGATACTATTACAACGTAATAGTTAGACAAGAAAAAGATCCTAAAACCGGAGAAATTATTAAAAATGCTGGCCCTAAAATATTGAGTTGTGGCAAAACTATACATGCACAAATTGTTAGGGCAATAGTAGGAGATGAAGCTGCTGGTGAAGAACCTCTTGGCGATATAACCAATCCAAAGACGGGTAGAGATTTTAAATTAGTCAAAAAGATAGTGAAGGGGGCGAATGGAGTCGAATATCCAAACTACGACCAATCCAAGTTTGTTGAGGCTAGCCCTTTAGGCACACCTGACGAAATTGAAAAGTGGATTGAAAATCTACACGACCTACAGGCTATTAGAGTTATTAAAACAGAAGATGAACTTAAACATGCCCTTAAAGTTCATCTCGGATTAATAACCGATGACGCCGATGATGAAAGTTACAAGGCCGAAGAGTTTGCCTCTTCTAGCCCAAGAGAGTCTCTGATAGAGGACACTGCAGAAAAAGTTGCTGTAGTGTCAGAAGAAGAAGAAATAATGGCCGACGATGAATTTTTAAAGGAAATAGATGACCTATGAAAAGAAGAAAAACATCAGAACAAGATATATCTGACATTTTTAGCTCTGTAGCAAAAGATACAGGCGGAGATGTTCTAGAAGATATAGATAGTGTAAAATATTTCGTAGACACAGGTAGCTTAGCTTTAAACTACATATGTAGCGGAAGGTTTATAGATGGTGGAATACCAGGAGGCAAACTAACTGAAATATATGGCCCCTCTAGTAGTGCAAAAAGTTTAATAGGCAATAATATACTATTTGGTTGCCAAAAAATAAATGGTATACCTATTCTATTGGACTGCGAAAACAGTGCCAACAAGGAATTTATAGAAAAAGCTAGCCATGTTGATAATAAGAAACTCTTAAGATATTCTCCGCAGAGTTTAGAAGATGTTTTTTCAAAAATGTATTCTGTAATCGAGAATATAAGAAAGCGAAATAAAGAAATTCCAATAGTTATAGTATATGATTCTATAGG